TCAATCCATTATTATATGAAATTGTAGGGGAAGAAGTAAATGGTGAAATTGTCCCTGTATTTAAACTCAAACCACAAATCTAAATAAAATAAAAACAATATGTCTACTCCAACTATTATAAGTGGTGTAAAAGTAAAAATAACAACGGACGTTCAACCAATTTCCATCACCGATACAAGTGCGTCTAAAATTACAACTACATCCATCAAAGAAGTAAGTAATTATGAATATGAAGTTTTGGAAAATGAAAAGAAAAGAAAACTTTTAATCCTAAAACCAGAATACTTAGCAGTCTTTATAGGTGATATGAAGAATATTATGAAGTATGCGGAATCTTCACAATACGTAGATCAAAATACTAAACGTGGTTATAATCCAAAAATAACTGGGGTGTGAACCCTACAGACAAAAAAATACCCCCGATTTTTTTCGGGGGTAAAATGGATTTAAAAGTCGATTTTGAAATCAGGACTCTGCCAACTTCTGGAAGTAAGACATCGCATCATCCTCGTCCTCGTCATTACTAGAAGCAGAAGGACGAACTGAAGTAGTTTCCTTCGCAGGACGTGAAACTTCATCTTCTTCCTCTTCACCAATCGTCTCGGGGTCTTGATACTTAGGAGTTCCTTTGAGACCAAGTGTATAATCAAGACGTTTCTTCAAATCTTCATAAGACTTGAACTCACTTGGAGAAACAAAATCATTCAAGTTGTTGAGTGATTTATAGATTGTTTCCAGTTCATCATCATCTTCAAGAAGAGCAGAAGACGGTGCAAACTCCGACTTATCGTAGTTCCAATAACCATCTTTCTTTACCAACTTCAGTTTGAAGTTAGCACCCTTCCAGAAATCAAAAGGATTGATTGGTTCTTCATCATCAAACTCTGGTTGCATAGAAGCCATAATCTTATCAAAGATTTTCTTACCAAACTTATAAAGGAACACTCGTCCTTCATTCTCAGGGTTGGCAGGATCTTTTACAACATAGATGTTGGAGTAGACATATTGTTTTTATTTTATTTAGATTTGTGGTTTGAGTTTAAATACAGGGACAATTTCACCATTTACTTCTTCCCCTACAATTTCATATAATAATGGATTGAGGACTATATCATTTTCAAAAACAATATCAAGAACTTGAACTGTGGTATTTCCAGCTCTTCTTTTTATTATTGTGCTTCCACCCCAACTTGCGGGCCAATTAGTTAAAATATTTGTGATACCAATATCAATTTTATTTTGTCTTCCAGCAACTTTTAATGTAGACGAGTTAAGTTCAATATCTTTTATGATTGCTTGTGTGGTTTCTATTCCATTATTATAAACGGGAAGATATTGATTTAAATTGATTGTAATACTATAATTTGCATTTTCATTTGGAAACTCACTTAAAGTGTAATCATTTTGACCTTCAGAAGTGGTTACTGATAGTGCTTTTCCTGGATCAACTTGATAACCACCAGGAACTACAACACGTCCATATTCGTCTCTAAATTCAACAGTTTCCCAGTGATGTGTTTTTCCAAGTTCTTCTTCACTTCCATACTTATCAATGAGATACTTATAAAAACTATTATTATCTAACGGCCATTGTTGATTGATATTTGTGATATTATTGGTTGTTAAAATTACCCAATCAAGTTCTGCATTATCATAAACTTTTGCAGCAACTTGGTCTGGTCTTTCATTATCAACAATTTGATAATAATTGAAAGCAGTTATAGCACTAGAAATATCACTTCTTAATTTTGCTCTTTTGAATATATTTTTTGCTACGACATAATCGTCATTAAATGACTGATTAGGAAAATTCGCAATATACTCGAAATTTGGAAGTTCTCTGAAATACGGCATTTTTTAGTACCCTACATCGTCGTCGTTGACTATTGAATTATCTTTATCTTTAAGGTTATCAAGAATAGTTGATTGATAATCATTTTCATATACGGGTTCAATTTCTTGAAAGTTTAAAGACATCTGCAAAGACACTGGTTGCCCTTCATCATAAGCAGCCCACTGACCGTCAGGTGCATAAATCACATTCATATTAACAAGAGCACATATCTTAAATTTATTTAATCCAGATATTTCTTTATTTCCTGCTGTTTTATATGAAAGTTTAAAAACATTTGGAGTTCCAAGAAAAAGAGAAGCAGCACCAGCACCAGACTGTGAGTTTAATTTTCTTGGAGCACTACCTTGCTTAAACATACGAATAATTCTTTTTACATTTGTTGCTTCTTTTTTACTTCTTGGACTCATACGCCAAGTGAAACCAAATGAACGAAGTGTTGGTCCTTGAAATAATAATTCAAGGTTTGAGTTTGGAACAATTCCAAATCCTCTTGCTAAGATAGTTTCTGCTGGAACTTCAAATCCAGCATTTTTTAATAATAATGAAGTTATTGCAGTTTTTACCAAAGGATTGTTTAAATCTGCACCAGCATTTATTAAAGCAGTAGCTTGATTAGCTGCTCCTGTTGGTAAACTTCCTCCTGTCGTTGAATTTAATATTGAAAGTGCTGCTTGAATTCCCATTTGTGGTCCTATATTTTTAATCATTCCGGCAGTTACTGCTGCCGTCATATTATTCATTGTATCATCGCCCCAACTTATAGCATTATTGTCTTGAATACCAGAAGGAATTGGTAAAATAGTAGTTGCAATTGGTTCTTTTAATGCACTATTTCTTTGCAATCCTTGTTTGAAAATATCTGCTGGATTTACATTTCCACTAAATACTCCTTCTAATGGTGCTTTATAACGATACATTGTGATTTGTAATGTATCTTGTTGTTCTTTTAAAATATCAATTGGGTACAATAAAAGACCACTTTTAAAAATATCTTTTTCATTATTGCTATCAAAATTGAGATTAGCAAGAGCAGCAAATCCAGGATCAAAAAAGTTCCCTTGTCCTGGTGGTGCTGCTAATGCACCTGTTCCTGGTATTGCTGTTGCTATTCCTGTATTTGTTCCTGGAAAACTATTGTTTACTCCTGCTGGACTATTTTGATTTGCTGGTTTTGCACTCGCATTAACTACATTTCCACCAGCATTACCACCTTTTGCTTGGTGTGCTGCATATACCTTCTTTCTTATATCAACTGAGAGTTGTTGCGCCAGTGCTGTTGGTTTGTTTGGGTCACCATCTACAAACAATTTTGGGTCTCGTATCGCATCACTTGTGTAACTACCATTTTTATAGAATATTGCTAGTCCAATTCCTATATCATATCCTAACGCACTTTTTGCTTTTAATTCATAATCTCCAGTTACTGGGTCATATCTAATACCAAGAGGACTAGGACCAAGAGGACCTAAACCAGAAGTATAATATTCGTCTTTTAATACTTCATAAGCCATTTATGGTGCGTCCCAAACTTTGGTTTTAAATACTGGTTGACCTCTTTTATCAACAAACTTCTCTGTTGGAAGTAATGATACTTCTCTCCATTCTTTTTCAGGCACTTTAAAGAATTCAGTCATTACTCCAGAGAAGAGGTATTTGTGTAAAGTTTTCTTGGGTGCGTTTACAATTCCTTCTTTATTTAGAAAGGATTGTGCAACACCTCCACGATATTGTGGATTGAGATAATGAAGATTTGCTCCAAGAAACCAACCTTCATTAAAACTAATGTCTAAAACATAAGACAACGGGTGTTTATCCCAGTATTCATATTTTTGTGGATACTTTGCTGAGTATAAAAAGAAAACCAAATCTCCTGGTTTTATAAATCCAGTATCTGCTTCATTAATATCTCTATTTTGTTGATTTCTCAATTCATTCATTAGTGAATTGGTCCACCAATCACTACTACGATATTTGTTGCCTGCTTGTTTTCTAATGTCGTCTGCGATCATTTTACGTTAATCCCCAATTCCTTTTCTGTGAATATCTTAAACTCATATTTTCTATCAGCACACCAATTTTTTGCTGCTTCCCATTTTGCTTGATTGATTGCCCACATTTTTACTGAATAAGCCCAAGACTTAGTTCTTCGTTTTGGGTTTGTTTCGGGCATTTTTAAATCTTTTGCTGGTTTGATTTCAACAACAAGTGTTCGTGTGTTTCCATCTTTATCTTTATATTTCACAAAGAAGTCGGGGAAATATCTGTGATACTTATTGTCTATTGGTGAACGATAAGGAATAAAAAACTCTTCACTTTTCCAAGAATTCACACTTTCAGTCAAATCACAATATTGCATAAACTTCAATTCATAAGAAGACCTATAGACAATATTTGATGGGTCTCCACCATACTTTTGTGGATTATGTGGTCTATATTTTCCCTGTCTATATTTACTATCTTCGTTACGAGGCATACATAGTATAAACACTTAAGATATTTATAGATGGCTGCTCCAGATAGAGGGTCTCCACGCATAGGACCATTATACCTTAAGATGACTGAAGGTAGTCCATCAAATGGGATGCCTTCGGCAAGAGATATTTTTGGTAATCTATCTCTCACTAGTCAATTCAAAGTATCATTGCATTTAACCAATGTTGATGCTGGTGGAAGTGGATTGATGAGTTGGTTGCGTAATTCTAATGTTATTACTGGAAATCAAACAAAAAATTATGTTTATGATTTTTATTGTGCGGAAGCAGTTATTCCTGGAGTGCAATTTGATGTAACTGAAGAGATGGGAAGTCGTCAAGGAACGATTGAAAGGTTTCCAACGAGAAGAATTTTCCCAGAATTTACAATGACCTTTTATGTTGATAATGAATATAATTTAATTCGTCTTTTTGAAGAATGGATGAATTATATTAATCCATTATATGGTGGTACTGGTGAATTACCAGCAAGTCCAAGAGGACAGGGAGATGATTTGGGAAAAGACCGAACAGATTTCTTTAGATTTAGATACCCAGATGATTATAAGAGAATTATATCACTCACAAAGTTTGAGAGAAATTTTGATAGTTCAGACTCAAATAATGTAAAATTCCCACCACATTTAACTTATAGAATGCTTGAAGCATTCCCAACAAACATTACTGCGATGCCTTTGACTTATGAGGGAAGCCAAATTGTAAAAACAACAGTCACATTCCAGTATATAAGATATGTAATGGAAAAGAATTACGGTAATTTAGACAAATAAATAAATTTAATAACTGAATAAATTATGTTACCTAAGATTACTACACCCACGTATGAATTGGTTTTACCATCAACTGGAAAAACAATTAAATACAGACCATTTTTAGTCAAAGAAGAGAAGATATTGATTCTTGCTCTTGAAAGTCAAAGCACAAAAGAAATTACAAATGCAATCAAGCAAGTATTAAAAGATTGTATTGTAACTAAAGGTATTAAAGTAGAAGAACTACCTACTTTTGATATTGAGTATATTTTCTTAAATGTTCGTGGTAAGTCAGTTGGAGAAAGTCTTGATTTGATTATAACTTGTGGTGATGATGGAGAAACACAAGTTCCAGTAACTGTGTTTATTGACCAAATTAAAGTTGAAGAAGACCCAGAACATAAGAGGGATATTCAACTTGATACTGATTTGGTTTTGAGAATGAAGTATCCTTCATTGGACCAATTCATTAAAACTAATTTTGATTTTAGTGCAGAACAAAGTTCATCAAGTATTGATAGGTCTTTTGATATAATCTCTTCTTGTATTGATGTTATTTTTAACGCAGAGGAAAGTTGGGCTGCTGCGGATTCCACCAAAAAAGAATTGACTGATTGGATTGAAACTTTAACCCCAAATCAGTTTAAGGAAATTGAAAAGTTTTTTGATACGATGCCTAGACTTTCTCATACTGTGAAAGTTATAAATCCAAAAACTAAAGTTGAAAGTGATGTAACGTTGGAGGGTTTAACGTCTTTTTTCGGTTGAGTATGGCTCATATGGAACTAGAGTCATATTTTAGAATTAACTTTGCCTTGATGCAGTTCCATAAATATTCATTAACTGAGATTGAAAATATGATGCCCTGGGAAAGAGACATCTACTTAGCACTTCTACAGCAACATATTGAAGAAGAAAAATTAAAACAGCAGCAACAAAATGGTTAGTTCTGTTCTTAGTCCAGAAAAAGTAGTAGGAAGACAGAATACAAATAAAGCAGCAGCACAGAACTTTATTTCAGGTGGTTCTGTAGTTGGTGCTTCTGTTGTGAATGGTGCTGCGAATAAAATCGTAGGTTTTCAAAGAGCAGGAGTTCAACCAGCACCTTCGGCAGCAGGTAGTATAGTAAGCACAATATCTACAAATATTAATAATAATGTAACGAGCACAATTAATAAAACACTTCAAGGATTTTCTGCTGATTATCAAAGAAGATTAAAACAAGTAGATGACGCAAAACCAATTGGAATTCTTGGTAAGTTTTTAAATGTTTATAAGACTGCGTTAGGTTTTATAAACTTTTTTGGTAATAAAAGAAATATTGATAAGGTAAGAGATAATTTAGAAGCACTTAAAAAATCATTTACTGAAAGTTTTGAGGTTGCAAAATTAATTCGTCAAGTTATAATTAAAATTGTAAAACAATTATCAAATCTTCCTGTTGCTTCACCTTCTGGTGGTGGAGGGTTAAATCTTGATGTTGATATTCCTGGTGGTGGAGTGAAGAAATCTGCTCCAAGAGGACTTGGAAGAATGATGGGTGGTGGTAAAGGTAAAATGTTTGCTCTTGGTGCTGGTGCATTAGGACTTGGTGCTGCTGGTGCTGGTGCGGTGAATGCTCTTTCTGATAGTCCACAAGCACAAGCAGCAGGAACATCACCAGAAATTCCTGGAGATGTTGTTGATAGGTTTTCTTCAATTGTTGATAAGTTTGCAAATGCGATTAGCAAGTTATTTGAAAATACCAAACAAAAACCAAAACAACAACCTCCTGGTTCTTCTGGTGGTGGGGGTGAGAAAAAACCACCTGGAAAAACTAAACCTCCTGGACCTACTGGTCCTGTAGTATCATCTGCTCCTGGAGAATCTAACTTAGCTGCTTTTATTTCTACTTTGGAGTCGAGTCAATTGCAAGACCAAGCAGATGTTATGCAAAGCATGACTAATAGAGCAGGTCAAAACTACTCTGGGTATGGTGGTTTGTTTGGTCAATTAACAGCTCCTAATCAATATTCTCCACTTTCAGCAGCTATCCATGGAACTACTGACCCAAAAGCGCAAGCAAAATATGGTCCAGTTGCGGATAAACTTGGAAAAACTCCTCAAGAAAGAATTGCAAATCTTCAACAAATAATTTCAAAACCAGATGCACTTTCTCAACTTCAAACTTTATTTGGGGCAGGAAATGCTTCTGCAGCTAAAAGTTTAATAGATGATTTTTATTCTGGAGGGCCACTTTCAAAAGAATCTGCAAGATTTATTCAAGGTAGAACAGATTTTGGAGCTAGGTCTGGAGTTGGTGGAGCTTTAGGGTCTGGTCAAATAAAAAGAAATTCCAATACATTTGGTGCTGCTAATGCAAGTAAGGGTGCAAGTTCACTAATGGGAATAGTCCCATCAGCATCAGTTCTTCCATCACAAGCACAAGTAGCAGCAGCACCAACACAATCAGTAGCACAACAACAAATCGCACAGCAAGTAGCACAACCAGCAGCAACACAACAACCTGTTGTAATGCCGATTAATTTGGGTGGTGGAGGACAACAACAAACAGGTGGTGGTGGAACAAGTGGTCCTCCTCCTTCACAAGGTAGTGGACCATCAGTTCCATTTTTACCAGCAGGAAATCCTGATAATTTCTTGGTTCTTTATTCTAGAATGGTTTATAATATCGTTGACGGATAATGAAAAAAACACTTTCTTCTCCATTAGTTGCTGCGGCAAATAATATTGTTTCACTTGGTTCAAGGTCAAACTCCTTACCGAGATTTCAACGTGATTTTAATAGTTTTAGTAGATTTTTAGAAGTAGAAAATAGATCGTTAGAAAAATTAAAACTACCAGACAAGAAAAAAATAAGAGCACTTGCGAGTTTAAATATCGCAAGTAATTTTGGAAGACCAGGAAATCTATTGAGTTCTTTGTTTAGTGGAGCATTAGACCTTGCTGGATTTGTTGGTAATATGTTTCCAGGTAGAGGAAAGTTAGGAAAACCACAAAGACCATCAAACGTAAAACCACCAAAACCAACAATTAAAGGACCACGATTGAAATTGGGTGGTATGAGAGCAGTTGGTGTTGGTAATGCACTCTTTGCTGGACTTGATTTTGCGACTGGTCTTGCGGAAGGTGAAAGTGTAGGAAAAGCAGCAGCAGGAGCAGGAGGAGCACTTGCTGGTGGATTGCTTGGTGGAGTAATAGGTCAAACACTTATTCCTATTCCTGGACTTGGTTTTGTGATTGGAAATATGGCTGGTAGTTTTCTTGGTGGATTTGCTGCTGATAGGGTATATGAAGGTGGAAGTGCTCTTAAACAAAAACTTGCTGAACGATTAAAAGGACAAGAAGGAAAGCAAAAGGGTATTGCTTCTGGTCTTACATTTAAGGATACAATAGATAAGTTTGATGCTGCTGTGAATAGATTTGAGAGAGGAGTTGCGATGGGATTGTTTGGGAGTGTTTCTCAGCAGATGGAAGAAAGTCAAGTTGGAGATTGGGAACAAGGGGAAACAAAAAATGATAAATTTGATTATAATAAAAAAGGAGAAGATGTAGAATTAACTGGAACTGGAGATGAAATATTCCCTTTACCTAGTGGAAATCCTCAATTCAATACTTCAACTGGGAATTTTTATTCAATGAGAGGGAAAAGACAACATAAAGGACAAGATATTGGAGTTGACCCAAATAGTCCTGTTGTTTCCTCTCGTGATGGAACTGTTATAGATGCATATCCTAATGGATATGGGGATGTTGGTGGAGCAGTTATTATTAAATATAGTAATGGGCAACAAGGACTTTACGGTCATACAATACCTAATGTAAAAGTCGGGGAAAAAGTTAAGGCCGGACAAAAGATTGCTAAAGTTGCAGATGATGGTGGAAATACACATCTTCATTATATGCGTAAAGATACAAAAGGCAATTATATAGACCCTTACCCTTTGTTAAAATCCAGCAAATCTGGAGTTTCTCAAGTACAACCAAAAAAAGAAGAGAATAAAAAAGATTTACAAAAACAATCTCAATTCACAAAAGATGGTGCAGATCAATCACAAAAAGAGACACAAGTATCACCACAACAGCAACAAGCAACACAAGCACCAACAACACAATCACAAGTAGCAGCATCACCACAAATGATGCAAGTTCCACAAATGTCTTCTATGGTTGCAGCAGCACCAATGAACCTTCCAGTTTCTCCACAAAATATTCAGTATTATACTTCATATAATCAACCAGGTGGTGGTGCTTCTGTGATTATGCCTATAATGATGGGTGGAGGTGGTGGAGGTCAAAGACCAGTCTTTATTCCCGTTGGAGGAGGTGGAGGTGGTGGAACTGTGATTATGCCTGGACCAACAGAAGGTCAAGTGGTAAATAGTCTTATGAAAACTATGTTACTCACCAATCTTTCCGCAACGTAATGGCAGCAGCAGTAGGTTCATTTAAACCCAATTATTTTACCATTCAAACTTTGGATGGTAGTACAACTGTTGATGTTACAAACTCTTGTTTGTTCTTTGATTATTTTGAGGATATTTTGTCTCCTTGTGTGACTGCTATAGCACAACTAATGAACAGTTCGTCCTTGTTTAATATCTTACCAATTCGTGGTGGAGAAAAAGTTACAATTAGTGTTGATACTGCTTTTGGTGAATTTGTATTGGATGACTTATATGTTTATAAAGTAAGTAATCTTGACGCACAACATTCAAATGAAATGTTTACTTTAAATCTTGTTTCTCGTGAAGGATTAACAAATGAAACTTCTAGATGTGAAACAATTTATAGGGGAAATTTACAGACTACTGTAACAAAAATTCTTAAAGATGATTTAAAAACCAAAAAGTATAAGAGTGAAAATATAGAAGGAACATCAAATGATTATTCTTTTATTGGAAATAATCGCAAACCATTTCACGTTTTAACTTGGTTAGGTCCAAAAGCAGTTCCAGCAAACGGACAAAATTCAGGAACTTCTGGTGAAGAAGCAAGAGGCACTGCTGGTTTCTTATTTTATGAAAACAAAGATGGATTTAATTTTAGAAGTATTGATAGTTTAGTTTCAAGTACAAAGATACAAACTAATAGTGCCGATAAAGAAAATATACCATATTATCTTTTCACACAAGTAATTGAGGAAAACCAAACAAAAACTAATTTTAATATACTGAATTATAATTATGAAAAGAATATTGATTTGATGAAAGCATTGAGAGTTGGTATGTATGTAAATAAGACTTATTTTTATGATTTGTATTCCAATACTTTGGATATTTACAAGTATAAAGTAAAGGACCAAGTTAAGAGTAAATTGGGTGGTGCTGAAAGTATTGCTGTATCTGATGAATTTGGTGATAGCATTTCTCGTATTATGGTGAGAACATCAGATAGGGGAGGATTAAAACCAGATGGTTCTTTAAGTGATAAGTTGAGAAGTGGTGCTGATATGGCTATGTCTTATTCTCGATACAATTTATTATTCACACAAGCACTAAATATGGTTGTTCCTTGTAATGTTAATTTGAAGGTTGGTGGAATTATCCACGCAGAGTTTCCACGAATAGATAGAAGTACAAATATGACATCAGATGAAGAGCAAAGTGGATACTATTTAATTAAAGAATTAAGACATCACTTTGAGGGTGGGCAAATGGTTACGAGTTTGAGATTAATTCGTGATAGTTACGGTCTTTATGGTTCAAATAAATAAGAGAAATGGAACTACAAGAACTTATTAACGATATATGTGAGGAATTAGAAAATTTCTCGTCGAATAAACAAAGAAAGAGATATTTGAACGCATATCTAGAAGAACTTTTAGAATACCAAAAGAATCATCCAGATGCTATTGGAATACCAAGTTCATTAGAAATATTTTGTGATTTAAACCCAAACGCATTGGAGTGTAGAATTTACGATGATTGAAGAGGCTTTATTAAAATCCAATTATATTGGAAAGGATGGTTTCAGTTGGTGGATAGGACAAGTTGCTAAAAAGGACACTTGGGAAAAAGGTTCTCAATTTTCCAATCAAGGTGATTGGTCGGCAAGATGTAAGGTGAGAATTGTAGGGTATCATTCTTTTGATGGAGATGTTTTAGCAGATGATGATTTGCCTTGGGCGCAAATTATGCTTGACCCCTCTTTTGGAAGCGCACAAGGTGGAATTGGTGGGACATTAGCTCTCAGAGGTGGAGAAACTTGTTTTGGTTTCTTTTTGGATGGTGATGATGGGCAACAACCTGTTGTTATTGGATTATTATATCGTAGTGATGGAGTTAAGAATTTACAAACAGAAGATGTAGTTAAAAAGGAAAAAAGTTCTAGATTTAAACCATTTACTGGTCATCCTGGAAATAATCCACCGAGTACTCAACGAAATATTAGAGGTGCGAAGGAGATAGACCAAGCAGACCCAAAAAACTCACCAAAAGAAACCACACCAGTTCCAAAAGACTTAGTAAACCTTGCTTATACCACTGACCTTGGTTTCAATATTGATGGAGTTTCAGTTACACCACAATTTGGAGATAAACTTGCTGGTGTATTTAAGGACATTCCTGCTTCTTCAACGAATGCTATTGGAGCAGCATTTACAAAACAACCTGCATTTATAAAACCAAATGGTTGTCAAAATAATATAATCGGCCAAATCACTCAAGCACTTCAGGACTTTATTGCGGTCACAAATGGATTGGACCAGTATTTGGGCACTTTTATTGACCCAGTATTAAATGAAATTGTAGATATTGGGCAATCAATTGCAAATTGTGCTAGACAAATTGGTGGTATTATAAAATTAATTATTAATAATTTAAGAAATACAATTTTCAAATGTATTGCTTGGGCATTTAGAAAACTTGTAGGACTGATTGTTCCTCCTCCACAACAAACAATTGTTTTGGAGGTAATGAAAAAAATATTGGATGTTATTTTTTGTATTCTTGAAAAACTCCCTGGTGGTATTATTGATTATATTGCAGGATTGCTTGGTGATTTAGCAGCAAATACAATCAATGCACCAGTTTGTGCTGTGGAGAAATGGACTGCTGGAATTTTAGCAAAAGTGATGGATAGTATTGAAAACGCACTTTCCACAATTATGTCTGGAATTGGTTGGTTGACTGGTGGTCTTTCGACTGTATCTGGTATTTTAAATCAAGCAAGTTCATTAGCATCACAAATTTTTAGTTTTCTTGATTGTACTGGTCTTGCTTGTAAAACTCCAAGTGTATGGGCTGCCAATTTTGGACCAAGTGAAAAAGATGCAGACAAATGGCAAAAAATGGTTGATGATGTAAATGTATTTAAAGGCATAAGTAATGGATTGGGTGAGATTTCTGCAGAGTTGGAAACAACAAATCCAGGTTATGCTGAAGAACTTTTTGGAAAATTTGGTTCTCTTGTTGATAATGCAGTTTATTACTCATCACCTCTTTATGAAACAATCAACAAAGTATTAGGTTTTTCAACATCAATTACAATAGTATCACCAGGAACTGGATATAAAACTAGTGATAAGATTATTGTTAATGAAAATATTATTTTAACTCCATTAACTGTTGATGATAAAGGTGGTGTGATTTCTATTCCAAATTTAGATATTATTACAATTGAAAAAGATAATCTACCATCAATTATAATTGAAACACAAACAGGAAGTGGTCTTCAACTTCAACTCAATATAAAAACTTTTTATGAAACAACCACATTTGATGAGTGTGGAGAAAAAGTTAAAAACCCAACAACTCAAGAAGATATTCTTCCACTACCAGTTGGGTTAAAATACAAAAGATGTATTCCACCAATCGCAAGAATTGTTGGTGATGGTTTCGGGGCAAGGGCTACTCCAATTGTAGATAAGAATGGTTCAATAATTTCATTGTATGTTAATAGTGGTGGTTCTGGTTACACTAAAGCAACTGTTGTAATTGTAGACAACACAAAATACGGAACTGGAGCATATGCAAAAGCAATTATTAAAGACGGTTCTGTATCTTCAATTTATTTGACTGATTATGGTTCTGGATATTGTCCTGGAAATTATACAAATCTTCCTGGTATTACAACAAGCATAAATCTTACTTCAACGAAAAATGTAATTAATGAAGGTGATAGTTTTGGTATTAATTTGACTAGTAAAAATATACCAGATGACACATTAGTTAAATATGAAATTACAGGAATAAGCAATAAAGCAATCAATCAAAGTTTGACTGGAAACCTTACTATTGAAGATAATAAATCTTCCATTACCATCGATACAGTTAAAGATGCAATTGATACTTCTAAAGTATTGAAATTCTCATTACCAGAATATAATAAGTCGGTAGAAATTTTTATTAATAAATTAAACAAACCACAAACAGGAAAACAGCAATATTATTTGACTTCATCAAAATCTGTAATTACAGAAGGTCAATCTTTTGTTGTTAATTTGATAACACAAAATGTTGAAAATAATACAATAGTTCCATATACAATTACTGGTATAACAGATGGATTGTTGAAAAATCAATCATTAAGTGGTTCTTTTACTGTTTTGAACAATCAATCAAAAATCAATATCGATACAAATGAAGGGATACTTAAAGATAGTGAAATATTTAAACTATCTCTTAATAACAAATTGTCTTTAGTTTCGGTATTAATCAAACCAATAATTGATCCAAAGAAATCAGGAATAGGTAGTGATGTGACTGCTTGTGTTCAGGATATAGTTGTGACTGCTCCTGGATATGGATATACAACTGGTGATACAATTACAGATGGTAAGAATAATTATACTCCAATAGTAACTCCTGGTTCTGGTGCTATTATTGGTGTTCAACCATTAACAAATCCAATTTGTGGATTTGAGACGACACCAACATTAACTATAAATACCAGAACAGGAGTTGCTGCGAATGTTTTCCCAATCATGAGTTTTGTTCCATCATATAATACGGTAGAACAAGCAAATCAAGCAAATCAAGCAACAGCAATTTCTGGAATTGTAACATCGGTAATAGATTGCGTATGAGCGACCCACATGCTAGACAATATAACGGATTTAGAGTTGAATCTGGAACATCTACTCCAGAACTAGGTAAAATAGATTATGCCGTTACCACTGACAATAATCAAGGACTTATATTTTGTCAAAATGGAAATTTACTAATTAGAAATAAAGCATCTTCACTAGAATTGTGTGGGGAGAAGCTTACCGATGATAAGACCCCAGCAAAAACTATTGATGCGGCAAATGGGGATATTCACATTCGAGCAAAAAATGGAACGATTATTTTAGAAGCAGCAAATATTCGTTTAGTTGGTGTTGATGGTAAAGATGGTGAAATTACAATTCAAGCATCAAAAATTTGTAATATTGATGCCCCAACAGTATCAGGTCAAGGAACAAATATTTCTTTTGCTGGTGCTAATAAAACTCAAGTTGCTGGAACATCATTAGATTTGGCAACATCAACAAAAGCAGCTTGTGCCTCTGGTGTGGATACTGATAGTTCTTCTATAATGGGTCAAATATTAAAAGCAATCAAAGATTTTAAAGATTTCTTTGCATCTATTTGTTCCAAATAAACCAAAAGGATAATAATTATGGATTGCACTATTTCAAATGTTGGTGAAATGTTACAAGTAGGACAACTAGATATGTCCTTTTTAACTGCTAATAGAAAACTTCTTCCTGGAACAGCAGTTATAAATGGACCTTGTTTTATTGGTTTAACACCACAGGTTGGAGTTGCGAGGGCAACTTGTATGATTGGTCCCCCATTGCCTGGTGTTCTTCCTGTTTCTCTTGAAGTGACTGGAATTTCTAATTTTGCTGGTATTACAAATACCGCAGGAACTATAAACGATTTAGCACTATCAAATATTTTTGGATTTACTAGTAGAATTGGTGCTGAAATACAAGCAGCATTTAAATCTATTTTTGGACTCAAATCAAATGCTGCTGTCCAAATAACACAAGGACCAAAGGTCTGTCAGGCAGTTACTACAACACCATTAGTTCACGCACAAGCAGGAGTTTTTAACACTATTGTGGCTAAAACTGGTGTTATGACTGGTGTTAATATTGCAGGATGTGTTGGAAAAAAAAACTTTGATATTCCACATCCAACAAAAGAAGGATGGAGATTGAGACACGTTTGTATTGAAGGACCAACGGCAGATGTTTATGTAAGGGGAAGATTGAATAACTCAAATGTAATTGAATTACCAGAATATTGGAGAAGATTAGTAGACCCAGAAACAATTACTGTAAATTTAACTCCAGTTGGAACACATCAAGAATTGTATGTGGATAAGATTGAGTGGGGAACTAGAATTCTAATTAAAAACAATTGTGGTTCTGGTGTAAATTGCTATTATACTGTTTATGGTGAAAGAGCAGATACAGATAAAAATATTCCAGAGTATGAAGGAACTTATAATGACTATCCTGGTGATAACAGCCAATATACTTCTTCTGGTACAGCAGCAATAGTCCAATAAATATGTTTAATTACTATCAAGAAAGAGAATATAATTAATTATTATGGCTAATGAAAGAGATTATATTGCTGAAATACAACAGATTAATTCCACAGTCGCACAATATTTTTCGTCCATCGGGCAATCGCAAGATTATTATGAGAACCCATCAAATAATGTAAATGCTCTTCAAGGACAATTAGACGACAAAAGATTAGGTGTAGGGAATAGTGATACATCAATTACAGCAACCATTATTGCGGATCAACAAACAGAGTTAGACCGAAAACTCGCAGAAGTTGAGATGCTAAAAGATCAATTAACAATTATGGATGTTAAGATTGATCGTTTTGATGCTCTTATTCAAAATATTGATAAAGATATTATCCCACTTATTGATGAAATTAATGTTGCGATCACAGCAGTAAAAACTGCTTATGATGCTAGAATCACTGCGGGTTGTAAGAGTGATTTATATTGGGAGGAAATAGGCACAAAATCTTATGGATTTGGGGGTTTTTATTTTGAAGATACAATATATGAATGTAAGAAAAATCCAAATGTAAGAACGGATTATGGTTATTATGGAGCAAAGTATTATAGAAAACCACAAAATCAAGATTATGGTGCAAATATTGTTAAAGAATTTTTAGGCACTATTAGTATAGGAAGTACAAGTTTAGCAATAATAAGTAATGATGGTACATCCAATTTACAAGTTGGAGATACAATTACTGATAATGTAGATAATCCAACAGTATTTTCTTCTGCGAACTTACCTTCAATTGTTGGATTTGGAACCACAGCAATTGTAGGAACTTCTACACAATTTAGTGGTACAATTAGTGTTGGTTCTACTATTATTGCAAGTACTGGAATTGGAACTACTGGTAATGTTAATGTTGGAGATACAATAAGTCTTTCTGGTGTTTTAGCACTCAATACAACAGTTGCTGGAATTGGAACTACAACCACAACTCAAACTGTTTGGAACCCAAACTATGGTGGTGCTGGTGTTGGTTCAATGATAAGCACATCAGTATCTGTAAGTAGTTTAATTATAAGTGTCGCAGGAATTGGTAGTACCACAAATGGGTCATTTACAGTTGGTATTTTATCCACGTTCCCGTCAGTAATTTTGAGTGGTGGGTCTATAAAGGCAGCAACCAATACTAATTTTACGGATATAAGAACTACACAAATTGACGCAACTACATTTGATTATTCCAATAATCCTATAGACCCAGTGACTATTGGAATTATGGGAAATAATACACTTGGGTTGGGTCACAAATTAGTAAGAGTGAATAATGGAAGTCCAGTTGGTCCTTTCCAATGGAAAGAGGTAATGACTGCTGATTTTACAAACAAAACAGACGCACAATTAAATGAAAATGAAAGATATTTGAGAGAAACATACCCAGAACCTCTTTGTGGTGCAAGTTACGCAAGATACTATCCAGGTAACAATCTTTGGCCTATCAAAAATACTTTTACTTATGGAGATGGTGGATTTCCTGCATCATCCACATCACCTTCATACGCACAAGAAGGAGATGTAGTTACTGTTGGTTTTGGAGATACAACTCCATTTGGTATTGATTATGCGAATGTATCTTCTATAAATCCAAGTGCTGGTACTTGTAATCCACTCAATACTGCAATCACTACTGCGGAAACAAGTAGAGATGCGATTATTGCTAGAAACACTCCAAAGATTGATAGTTTAATCGCATCAGCAAGTGCTTTGAGAAGTATACGAGATAAGATGGAAGGACAGGCATTTGCTGTTCTACAAGGAAGAGTTTATGGTGATGTTGAGATCAATAAACTCAAAACAGAACTCGCAGCATTACAAGCAACTGACTTGAAGCAGTTTGAACCACAAACATATTATTTTAATCCTGATACTGGGAAAACATCTTCTTCTACTGTTGGTGTTGGAAGTATTTAAAAATGCTCTATAGAATGAAACCTATATATTATAAGAAAAAAAGTACCAGCAATAAGTAATGACGGACAGATTTCCACTTATAGCCAATCCAACATCTAAACAAATTGAGGAGTTGGCTTCTGGTGATAATTTAAATCTCCAAAATAGTGGTATTGTTGGGGCAACAACTATAACCGCAACTAAGTTCGTTGGAAGTTTAGAAGGAAATGCAGCAACTGCTGATAGATTAAATAATGCTGCAAATATAACTGCTGGAACAATTAGTTCTTCTAGATTATCTGGTTATTATGGAATTGATGTAAATAGTGCAAACACGCTGACAAATGCTGCAAATATAACTTCTGGTTTTATTAGCAGTGAAAGATTATCTGGAGATTATAATATTAATGTTTATGGATCATATTATGCTAGATTTTTGGAAGATGCTGGAAATATCACAAAGGGTACTATAAATCCAGCAAGATTAACTGGAACGTATAATATTAATGTTTCTTCTGCTACTACTGCATCCAACTTATCACCAGGAACTTATAACATTAATATTTTAGGAAATGCAGCAACTGCTACAAGTCTTTCTGGTGGTGTTATTGTTGGAACAAGTTTAAGCATTAGTGGAATTTCTACTCTTGCGTCTTCTGGTGGAATTACAACAACTGGTGGAGATTTGTATATTGGTGGAAATTTATATGCAAATAAAATAGCAACTATTGGTTATTCCACAATTACAAGTGCTTCAATTGGAGTTGCGACTGTAGGATTTTTAACGGCAACTAATATTAGAGTTTCTGGTTCTTCGACTGTAGGAGTTTTAACAGCATCTAGTATTTCAACACCAATCGCAAGAGTTGGAATTTTAACATTAACTACATTAGATGGTGTCAATACTGCTGGTATTACTTCTTTAACTTCTGACTACATTAAAGCAATAGGAATTACTTCTCTTAATTATATCAATACTGGAATCGCAAGTGTTGGAATAGCAACTATTGGGTTTGCTTCAATTACGAGGGCTTATATTGGTATTGCGACTATAAATGAAATTAATATTAGTACAGGTATAATTACTGCGACCACATTTAGTGGAAATCTTACTGGTACTGCTACTACTGCCAATAATCTTTCAAATGCAGCAAATATAACGACTGGTATTATTAGTACTGCTAGATTATCTGGAACTTATAATATTAGCATTACTGGTGATTCTCAAGCAACGACAGCAGTAAATGTTGTTGGTGGTATTGCCTCTGTAACTAATTTAAGAGCAACAGGAATTACAACTCTTGGTATTACTAGTGTAACTAATTTAAGAGCAACAGGAATTACAACTCTTGGTATTACTAGTGTAACTAATTTAAGAGCAACAGGAATTACAACTCTTGGTATTACTAGTGTAAGTCAATTGAATTCTGCTGGAATTGTTACTGCAACTTTCTTTTCTGGAAGTGGTATTAATTTAGTTGGTATTGTAACACAACTTACGGTAGGAACTGGTATTACTTTAACATCTTCCCAGTTACTTGGAAAAGGAACAGTTCAAGTTGGAATTAAAACTTCAATTGGAAAAACAATTTATGTTTCTTATTTGGGAAGTGATACAAATACTGGTTTGATAGAAAGTGATGCAAAGAGAACAATAAAAGCAGCCGCAGCACTTGCATTGCCTGGTGATACAATTAAAGTGTTTCCTGGAACTTTTGTTGAAGACAATCCTATTACATTAGCAGCAAATGTTTCTGTTCAAGGAACAGAACTTCGCAATTGTACCGTAACTCCGCAATATCCAAATTTAGATTTGTTCTATGTGAATAATGGTTGTCATATGACGAACCTAAATTTTAATGGTTCTCCAGCAACTAATAATGCAGCAGTTATATCATTTGTTCCATTATCTGGTGTTTCATCGAATAGATTCTTTGATGCGGCAAGAATGATTCGATTGAATCTTGATTTTATTGCAAATGAGGCAGTGGGATATGTCACAAGTTTTAATTACAGTGATCCTCCACCAATTTACAATAACCCCACATTTGAATCAAACTGTGTTTTAAATGTTAAGTCGGCTCTAAAAGCAGTTTGCTTTGATATTACAAGAGGTGGAAATTCTAAATGTGTTGGGACAGGCAAATCATACTATACAAACGCAGGAGTACTTCTTCCTATTCCTGGAGCAAATTTTAGTACTAGAGAAACAATAGATGCTCTAACGTATGCTGCTGGAATTGCAAGGTCTTGCATCAATAATGTTACTTATATAAACCCAGATGGTGGAAATTACCAAACGTATTATACGCAGGTAAAAGATTTGAGTATGCAACCTGATGGTGCATACGGAAATGAAAGTTTAAGTGGTTGTGCGAATGTAGTATCAGCAATTTACTCTTGCGTTGGTGTTGTTACAACAATTATCAATCAAGGTTTAAGTGTTCTTGGTGTGGGAATTAATACTACATATCCTGGAAATTCAGGTCTTGGTACATCAGTCGAAAATGACCCATCATTCTCTCCAGGTGTTGGGAATATTGATAAGGGACCTTATATTCGTAACTGCACTAACTTTATTGCAAATAGTATTGGTCTCAAAGTTGATGGATTTACAGCAGAACCAGGAGACCAAACTGATATTGGTGTAACTGGTTCGATGAGTGTTGATAGTTATACTCAATACAATCAAGGTGGTATTGGAGTTTCAATTACAAATGGTGGATACGCACAATTAGTTTCTATCTTTACAATTTGTGATGATATTGCAATTTACACATCATCTGGTGGGCAATGTGACATTACAAACTCCAACTCATCCTTTGGTAACTATGGACTTTATGCAGTTGGTGTTGGAGATAATACAACAAAATCCATTTATCGTTATACTGGAACTGCAACAACAGAAGCAACAGTAAGATCAAATGTAATTACAATTTCTGGTGTTGGAACCAATCGTCCTTATGACGGTCAATCTTGCTACTTTGGAACTTTGTATTATAATATTAATGAAATTCAAGTAGATGGTGGTGGTTCTGGATATACGGGTCAACCAACTGTTACAATTAGTAATCCAACTGGACCAAATGGAATTGCAGCACAAGCATCAGCAACAGTTGTAAATGGTTCAGTCACTGCAATTAATCTTTTAAATTCTGGTTCTCAATATCTAAATGCTGGGGTAACAGTCGAAATTGCACCACCAGTATCTGGAACTCAAGCAACAGCATCTATTTCTAATTATCAACCAATTTATTATAAGGTTTCTTCTGCGACTTTACCATTTGCTGGCATTTCTACGGTCACATTTTTACAGACACTAAATAATACAGTTAGTGCTGGAACAACTGTCTATTTTGCAAGGGGAAGTTTACAACTCGCATCTACAATTTCATTCGAACACGTTGGTGCTGGTACAAACATCTTTACAGCAAAACCTGCCCTTGGTGGTGTTGTAATCCCTGAAAATAAAGTAATTCAAATTAACGGTGGAACTGTAACTTATACAAGTACAGACCAATCAGGTAATTTTAATATCGGTGATGGTGTTGTGATTAACCAATCAACAGGTCAAATATCAGGTAGAGATTTTACAAAAGCACTATTCACTACTATGACACCATTCATTCTTGCACTATCAGATTAAGGAGGATTATTAGAAATGGCAATTGCGGCAGCAGCAGTAAATAATTTTAAAACATATACCAAAGTTGTTGGGTTGACGACTGATCTTGTTTACACAGCACCCGCAGGATATGTTGGAGTATTTCTATTAGCTCAGTGTGCTAATATTAGTACTAGTACTCAATCGATTAGTTGGTATCACAACCGTGTAAGTTCTGGTTCAACTGTAACCACAGAAATTATAAAAGATTTTTCAATCCCAGCAAACGACACAGCAAATCTATTGCCTGGTAAATTGGTATTGGAAACTGGTGATTTTATTACAATCAGTGGAAGTGCAAGTACAACTCCAGCAAAACTTAAGTTTATTACAAGTGTTCTTGAAACCTCAAATCAATAATAGATAAATGGCAACTCCAGGATTTCTCAGCAAAAGAGTTAAAAGGAAATCTCAAACTGGTCTTACGACAGACCGTTATGAATTTTTGGGATTAGACCAAGCAGAACCAGATTTGGGAGATCCATTAGTTGGTCTTTCTTCTATTGGTGCAAATCCTGCTCCAATTGGTGGAAGTAAATATGTTTTAATTGCTGCTGGTGGAAATACTGGAAAAAGATATTGGGTTGATACTTCAACTCTCAGTAGCACTGGACTAATTCCTGGTTCTTTTACTGTATTTAATAATAGTATTCAAGTCGGTGCTGCAAATAGTTTTAATAAGTTTAATTTTGTTGGTAGTGGAGTAACTGTTGATCCAGTTAGTTCTGATCCAAACTTACAAACTGGTATCGCAACAGTTAGAATTACCGTAACAGATTTAGTTGGACCTGGAAATGTAAATTCAATACCGTATAAGGCAAGTAATGGACTTTTAGCAGGAGCAACTGATTTTGTATATTCAAGTACAAATACAAATGTTGGTATAGGTTCTACACAACCAACAGTAAAACTTGATGTTGTTGGTGATATGAAAGTATTAGGTATTGTAACTGCTTCTAGTTTTGTAGGAAATCTTACTGGAACAGCAACAACTGCAACTACTGCTCTTGGGTTTTCTACATCTGTTAATATTAATACTACTGGTATTATAACTGCTTCTAGTTTTGTAGGAAATCTTACTGGAACAGCAACAACTGCCAATAACGTAAGTTCTACTATTAATATTAATACTTCTGGTGTTATAACTGCTACAACATTCTATGGAAATTTGATAGGTAGCATTTCAACCACAGGACAATCATTTGAGACCATAAGAGTTACTGGACTTTCTACATTTACTAATGGACCAATATTAGTAGGGACTACAACAGCAACAGGAACATCAACACAACCACTTCAAGTCACTGGTGGTGCTTATGTTTCTGGCAATCTTGGTATTGGAACCACAAATCCAACATACAAATTAGATGTTTTTGGTAATGGTAGATTTACTAGTGTATATACTTCGACAATAAATTCCGGTACTGATGTATATTTTGAAAATATTGGAATACGTGTTGATGGAGGTGGTACTTTTGATAGTGTTGGTATTGGAACCACAAATCCATTAACACCACTTCAAGTTGAAACTTATGGAGTAAAAACTGGAGTTGGAACATTTACTGCATCTGTTGGTGTTTCTACAACTATAGATAGTTTCTCTGTTTCTTCTACTGACTTTAAGATTGCTGAATACACAGTTCATATTGGTTTTGGTTCTTATATCCAGGCACAAAAGGTTTTTGTAATGCAAGATCAAACTACTGCTTATACAGAAGAATATGCAGTAATGTACAATAATTCATTGCTTGTTTCTATCGGAGCAACAATTAGTGGAGGGAATTGTATTCTTCAAGCAACTCCACAAACTGGTGTTAGTGGATTGACAACTTATAGATTTGCAAGAAATACGTTGCTTTGATATGAAAAATTTAAATGAGGAAATATTCGAAAGAAATTTAGTAGATGAGCCTCATTTTAATAAGAGGCAAGAATTTACTATTTGTGTAAATTCTCAAGAGGATTGGCAAGAAATTCATGATACTCTGTGTGGAGTTTCAAATTGTGAACATATCCCAAACCGAGAGGTATCTTGCATAACAGAACTTCCATTTTCCCCAACAAGATCAGTTTATACATTATCTTCTTATGAAGTTAATAATTTATTACAACATCCAAAAATAAAATGGATTGAAAAATCGTCCATGCATAATCCTCTTGCATTGGAGCAAAGAAAACTTGATGAAGAATTCGATAGACATACAAGTATCGACAGATTCAAAACAAATGTTGTGAATATAAGAACGACTGGTTCTCCAGGAACTGCACTCACATTTACTCAATGGGGGTTGCTTCGTCATCAAAGTTCAACGAATAATTTTGGAACTAATACAACAGTAAATTCTGATATACAATATTCATTGACTGGAAAAAATGTTGATATTGTTATTATGGATACAGGAGTTCGTTGGGATCATCCAGAGTTTTTGAAACCAGGATATACTTCTGTTCCTGTTGGAGTTTCCACATATTCAGTTTCTAGAGTTAGAGATATTCTTCTTCATGGACCTTCTGAATTTGGATTTACGTGGGCATCAAATGGATTGACTGCTCCTGGATCTGGATCAATTACTGGATATACTACAGCAACTGCTCTTCAGTCTTCTTCATTCAATGGATCTTGGCACGGAAGTCATGTTGCTGGTACTGCTGCTGGAAATCAATTTGGACTTGCGTTTGATGCAAATATTTGGACCATTGCTTGTGTCGATAGATCCGATATTGGTTGGGCAGAACCATCAGATGGATTTGATTATATAAAAGTTTGGCATAAAAATAAACCTATTAATCCAGCAACTGGAATGAGAAATCCAACAGTAGTCAATTGTAGTTGGGGTCATAGACAATTTGTTTCATGGACTAATTCATATACTGCTACATTTAGAGGAACTTCTTATTCTAGCACTTACTCCGAAGCAAGTGGAACTAACGTCCCAGCAATTTATTATATAAAACTAAATGGAAGTTATTATGAGTTTACAACAAAAAGAACATCAGGACAAACTCAAGCAGATGAATTAGTTGAAGATCCAGACTGCCAAAATGTAATTTTAGTTTGTGCTGTTGGAAACTCTGGTAGTAGTAATGGAAAACAGGATATTACAACAGGAATAGATTATAACAATCAGTTCACATCTGGAACTTTTGTTTATTCATCTGGTTATGATACTTATTATTGTAGAAATGGAACTCCTTCAATTACTCATATAGACCAACCAGATGCAGTAATCAAAGTGGGAGCAATTGATTCCACCGTTGTCAATGCATCTGGAATTACTTCTGAAAGAAAAGCATCTTATAGTAATACTGGTCCTTCAATTGATGTTTGGTCTGCTGGATCTAGTATATTATCTCCTTTTTCGAATACAGATTTTACTCCTTTTGGAGGTATTCCTGCAACATCAGATCCTCGCAATTCATCATTCTATCTTCAGTATCTTGATGGAACTAGTATGGCTACACCAAATGTAGTCGGTGTGATTGCTTTATATCTTCAAACAAATCCAAAAGCAACTAGAATTTCTACTAGAGATTGGTTATTAAATCAAGGATCAAAAGTAGCTGATGATTTATTTTTAGATCAATATAAAGGAAATGATGCAGTTGGAATAAATTCTGTATCGTATTGGTCCAATTCTTATGGACTCAGAGATGCCCCTCATAGAATTCTTTATAATCCATTTGCAAATAATACTCAAGCACAAATGCAAGGAGTATTTCTTTCGGGATGTTACTTCACTCAGACATAAATAACTAAAAAACCGATGGCAGATAAAGATTTTGGCGTAAGAGGTTTAAACCTAATAGGGCAAACTGGAACGCCGACCATCATAAGTCCTAATAATTTAAATATCAATGCAACAACTGTTGCTATTAGCACAGATGTTTCCATCGGTGGAAAAGTTGTATCAAATGTAGTTGTATCAAATTCTTATTCAGTTGGAATAGGAACTACAGTTCTAACTGAAAAATTAAATATAAAGGGAAATGCGAATATTTCGGGTATTGTAAGTGCTACTGGTTTTATTGGTTCTGGTGTTAGTCTAACAGGATTGGTATTTAACCAACTTTCATCTATTAATGTTGATGATAGTTATTATCTTTTACTTACAAAAACTCAAACTGGAACTAGTTCAACAATATCATCGTCATACAATTACATTACTTTCAATCCTGCTTCAAAATTTTTGGGAATTGGAACAAATACTCCTGCGGCAGGATTGGATGTAAATGGTACTGGAAGATTTATAGGTACTGTTACTGCTCCAACTTTTCAAGGCACTGCTACAACAGCAACTACTGCTCTTGGATTATCTACAACTGCTAGTGTTAATACTTCTGGTATTATAACTGCTACTGGTGGATTTAATATTGGTATTCAGTCTGGTGGAACTAATATTACTACTGGTGTAATTACTGCTATTAATTTTGTTGGTTCTGGAAATACTTTTAGTTATAACTCCACAACTAAAGTTATTAATGTTACTATTTCTGGTAGTGGTGGTAGTGGTATTTCTAGTGTTTCTATCTCAACAAATACTACCAACCAAAATCAGTATATTCCTTATGCAACTTCGTTTGGTTCTACCACAGGTTTTGGAGCAACTACACTATTAGTATATAATCCTTCTAGTGGTAATTTGGGTATTGGAACTACAAATCCAACATCTAAACTACAAGTTCAAGGTGATGTGTCAATCTCTGGAGTTACAACTTCTGGTGT